TTCCACAACCATGTGCGGCCCTCAAACGTGTACTCGTCGTTGATGGACGGCGAGGCTGGGAAATTGATAAGCGCCATGCTTTAGCTTACCAAGACGTAACGGGTGACAACTGGGCTGCCCTTGAGGGCAATGACCATGTAGGTGTCAGTCGTGCTGGCAATCTTGGTCAAAGTGCTAGTGCCGGTATTGCCGGCAGCGGCTTTCACGCCTGTAGTCAAAACGAAGCCACCACCGTTGCCCGTATTTGTGCCAGCCTCGCCCCTATCCGCAAGATCCGTAAGATTTGAGTTGACAGGAACGCCAAAATGTGTCGTACTTGCGTTATCGTTGGGCCTGCCAACGATCATCACAATTAAAGTATCATCGACAGTGGTTTCAACCGCAGGAACTGTTGCAGTCGTGCTAGCCGTAGTCTTATTGCCGGTTGTAGTCACATCCCATGGATCGCCCGTAGCAATACAATTGCGGAAAGTGTAAATTCTTGCAATTTGGTGATCGCCGGAGTCTGGTATGCTGACAGCCCCCTCAGAAGAGGAAGAAGCTCTTTTCCACCAAACTTGCAACTTTGAGCCAGCGGTAGTCGCCAAATCTGTTACCGGTGAACCGGGCACGGCAGCCCAGTTGGACGGGGTGACTATGTTGAGTGTTGTACCGTTGCCAGAGGTTTCAATAACAAGAATGCCAATGTCATCCGCAAGGTGAGCAGGCCATTGGACCGAGGTTGCGTTTATGCTGACAGCCGGAGTTCCTACTGCTTGGAAGTTTGGAGTAGCCATTAGAAAATCAGCGAAACGGCGAGTTGAGTGACCGTGCCGCTGGTGGCAGAAGTGGTCAGCCAGACGAAGCGGTCGGCGGGCACCGTGGCGTTGTTGAAGCTGGTCGTACTCAAGCCGGTGGTGGTGTTGGTGCAGGTAATGCCCCCAGTAACTACTTCAATGCCAGCAGCGCTGATGTCCGAGCCGTAGCGGATTGAGAAGGTGACCGAGGGCGTGGAGCCCAGGACCGTGGAGCGGATCTGCGTGAAGGTCAGCTCCGTGGTCGTGAAGAACAGGACGGCCTTTTCTGCGTTGGTCGGGTTGATGATGGTCAGGGCTTTGGGGGCTGCGGTGCCGATAGGGCCTGTTGCTCCAGTCACCCCGACCACCCCGGTAGCTCCCGTAACGCCCGTAGCGCCAGTTATACCGACTACACCCGTGGCACCGGTTACGCCCACGGGGCCGGTTTCACCGATTGGACCGGTGGCACCTGAAACGCCGACCACACCAGTAACACCAGTAGCGCCTAGCGGGCCCTGGATACCGGTTGCACCGGTAGCACCCGTTACGCCATCACTACCAGTTAGACCTGTTGGGCCCGTTTCTCCAGTTAGGCCAATAGGGCCTTGTGGACCCGTTGCTCCGGTTACGCCAACAGGGCCCGTTGCGCCCTGGATCCCGGTCGCACCCACCGGCCCCGAGGGGCCAATTACGCCGGTAGCCCCGGTTGCGCCTTGCGGGCCCTCGCTACCGGCGAAACTTTGAACAAGTGCAATATAGTCAAGAGCAAAGCGATGGTCCGCATTACCAGGCGGGATATGATTGAAGCGTACCTTGGCTTGGCCACCACTGATGTAGTCAGTCGAAACAATCGGGAAATCATGAAATACAAGGTTTCCGCTGACACTAAAATCGGTAAGCGTCACCCAAGAGGCAAGCGTATAGTTGTAAACCTGAAAATCAACTATATGGCCGGCCCCGCCAAGACTGTAATAACGATAATTCGTCCTTACACGATTAAACTCTGTTACGCCAACGAATGTAAACTCGAATACCCAGGCAGTGCCGGCCTGCTCTGCGATAACAAAACTGTTGGCATACAGGTCGGTGGTATCGGCCAGGCTGCCGGATTCGACTGTACCGTTGGTCAGACTGTAGGAGTCGGCGAAGGTGTTGATGTCGGCGACGTTGGGGGTCTCACCTTGGGGGCCGGTGGCGCCGGTAACGCCTTGCGGGCCTGCGATGTCCCCCAGGTTGTACCACTCGTCATCGCCCAGGCTGTAGAACCAGACATTGCCGGTGTCGGCAGCGACCCACGCATCCCGGTCGGACGGCGAGGCGATAGCAAGGATTTCGGTTGAGTCGGCTTTGGTGCCCAGCAGGGTGACGGCTACACCTTGGGCGCCAGTGTTACCAGTGGCACCCGTGGCACCTGTTGCGCCAGTGGCACCTTGCGGGCCGTAGATCTTCGGGCCAAGTTCAACCCATTGGTTACTGTTGCTGTCAGTAACATAGGTATACAAGATGCCCGTGTCCTCTTCAAGCCATTCATCACCTTCTTCGGGGGCGCCTGGCGGGGTTGCGCTGATTGTGTAGGTACCAGCGCCCTTGGGCCCGGTGGCCCCCGTCACGCCAATCGGACCAGTCGCCCCAGTGGCTCCGTCTGCTCCATCGGCACCCGCAGCACCGCTGACACCAGCGGGGCCAGTTGCGCCAGTTGCGCCGTCCGCGCCGGCAGAACCAGCGGGACCTGTTGCGCCACTAACCCCGTCTACTCCCGCAACACCAGTCGCCCCCTGAGGGCCCTGGATGCCGGTTGCTCCAGTAACACCCGTGGCCCCAACTGCGCCGTCAGCACCAGCGACTCCCGTGGCCCCCTGGGGGCCTGTTGCGCCAGTAACACCGACCACGCCAGTAGCGCCGACGGGTCCCGCTACGCCAGTAGCCCCAACGGGACCAGTTTCACCAATGGGACCGGTAGAGCCTGTGGCGCCGGCAGGACCCACTAGCCCATCGTTACCCGCAGGACCAGTGGCTCCGGTGGCGCCATCCAGGCCGTTTGTGCCATCCAGTCCCGGCTCGCCCTCTGGGCCTGTGGCTCCTGTCACGCCAGTGACGCCAGTAGCGCCAGTAACGCCAACGGGCCCCTCGGGACCAACGGGTCCGGTTTCACCCACAGGACCAGTCGCCCCAGAAACCCCGGTAACACCAACCGGTCCAGTTGCGCCAGTCGATCCAACAGGCCCAGTTTCGCCAATCGGACCTTGGGTGCCAGTCGCACCTACAGGGCCGGTAGCGCCGGTAACACCTGCGGGTCCCGTAGCGCCAACAATTTTGCCAACATTATCCCACTCGATTCCGTCGTAAACCCACAAATCTCCCAGGGTTTGATCAATTACACCGTTGCCAGCCTCTGCGTCTGGGAATGCAGCATTCAGAACCGCTTGCGGGTCGACGCCAACGTCAGCAACCGAGCCAATAATTGAAACCGACGTCCCTCCTGGCCCAGTCGGCCCCACAGGCCCAGTTGACCCAGTTGCGCCAATTGGTCCAGTTTCACCAATAACACCCGTAGCGCCGGTTACACCAACGGCACCAGTGGCCCCAACGGGACCAGTTGCGCCAGTTGCGCCAATTGGACCGGTTTCGCCAGTCGCCCCAGTCGGTCCAGTGGCTCCGCTATCTGGAGGAACAGGCTCCCAGCGACCAGCGGTGGCATTCCACCCCAAAACGTCGCCGTCGTCCTTGGTGCCATTGGCTTCAACATCATGCAGATCCTGCAGGCGCTGACCTGTTGTTGCACGAACAAACAGGGTACCATTGCTGGCCGAGCTAACGACAGCAGCCACTGCTAGTTTCAGGTTGGGCGCCGTAGGCTCGGTTGCCACCAGGGCGCCGGCCGTAGTTGGGCTACACCACAGGATTGCCCCTTCAGTAAAACTGGAGGTGTCTACACCGCGAATCTTGCCAAAAGTTGTAATGAATCCATCCGCGCCAGGCAGTATTACTTGAGTGGCAACACCAAAAAATACATAGCCAGGCAAACTGCCGTCGGCAACCATTGGCGCGACAGTTATCCTGCCGCTATTTGCAATCGTTCCGGTGAACATTACACCCATGCCGGACGTAATTGTCCCTGGGCTGGAATTCCTGCAGAGCGTAATTTGCTCTTGCCCGATTTGTAGAGTTACATCATTACCTTTCCCCAGATCAAGTGTTTGTTCGTCGGCATTCCAAGCCAGTTGACCAGCGGTCGAGACTTCCGCTGCAGTCAGGTCGAAATTAATTGCATCAACGATCGGAGAGTCTGTCCAATCAGTACCACCCAGCGCCGTTCGATACAGTAGGTCGTTTGTGTTTCCGCCAGGAGCAACGCCGACACCTGTTGCCCCAGTGACGCCAATTGGCCCAGTCTCGCCGGTAGCACCAGTTGGCCCAGCCACGCCGGTTGCACCTGTGATGCCAATAGGGCCGGTCTCTCCGATTGGCCCAGTTTCGCCCACTGGCCCCTGGACACCAGTCGCGCCAGTCGCTCCAGTGTCGCCGATTTCGCCCTGTGGACCGGTAACCCCCGTAGCGCCAACAGGACCAGGCTCCCCCGCAACCCCGGTAGCACCACTTACGCCAATTTCACCTTGGATCCCTGTTGCTCCAGTGACGCCAATCGGTCCCTGGATACCAGTTGCGCCAGTAGAGCCGACGGGGCCAGTCTCCCCCGTGAGTCCCTGAATACCAGTTGCGCCGGTAACACCTTGCGGGCCAGTAGCGCCGCTTGCACCAATTACACCAGTAACACCAGTCGCACCAACAGGCCCAGTTTCACCCACCGGTCCAGTCTCACCAGTGGCACCGGTAGCACCAGTAACCCCAATCGGACCGGTCTCACCAATGGGGCCGGTTTCGCCAATTACACCAGTTGCCCCAGTAGGACCAACTGGTCCAGTAGAGCCAACTGGACCACTGGGACCAGTCGCACCAACAATTTCACCAACGTTCTCCCACTGTGATCCATCATAAATCCACAGATCACCAGAAGTTTGATCGATAACACCGTTACCAATCTCTGCATTAGGGAAGGCCGCATCAAGAGAAGCTTGAGGGTTAGCGCCAACATCCTCAATTGATCCAATAATCGAGACAGAGGTCCCTCCAGGCCCAGTTGCTCCAATCGGACCTGTCGCGCCAGTTACGCCAACTGGCCCAGTTTCGCCAATCGGACCGGTGGAACCTGTCACACCCGTGGCACCAGTTACGCCAACAGGACCTGTCTCGCCGATCGGGCCAGTCTCGCCAATAGGGCCTTGGATACCAGTTGCACCCGTCACACCAATCGGGCCCTGGATACCAGTAGGACCAGTCTCGCCGATAGGACCCGTTTCACCAGTAGCACCTTGAATACCAGTAGCACCTATCGCGCCAGCGGGACCCTGGATACCAGTGGCCCCGGTTTCCCCTGTTTCACCCTGGGCACCTGTGGGGCCCGTAGCGCCCAGGCCACCTGTCTCGCCCTGGACACCAGTCGCGCCTGTCACTCCCGCAGGGCCGGTTTCACCCACGGGGCCAGTCGAGCCGGTTGCACCAACAGGGCCCGTTTCCCCAGCGACACCCGTGGCACCAGTTACGCCGATGGCACCAGTAACGCCGATCGGACCAGTCTCACCAACAGGTCCAGTCTCACCAATCAGGCCCGTCGCACCAGTTGCACCTTGAGGACCGGTCGCACCGGTTACACCAATCGGGCCGGTAGCGCCGACGATTTCACCAACGTTGTCCCACTGCGATCCATCATAGATCCACAAGTCGCCAGACGTTTGATCAATAACGCCGTTGCCGATCTCAGCATCAGGGAATGCCGTGTCCAGTGTATTCTGGGGATCCGGTCCAGCATCCTCAATTGAGCCAATAATCGAAACAGAAGTGCCGCCAGGCCCAGTAGGCCCAATTGGACCCGTTATACCAGTTGCACCAATGGGACCAGTCTCACCAACAGGACCAGTGGCCCCAGAAACGCCAACAGCACCGGTAGAGCCGATCGGCCCGGTCTCGCCTGTTGGTCCGGTCTCACCAACAGGCCCCTGAACGCCAGTGGCACCAGTTACACCGGTCACGCCCTGAGGGCCGGTTGACCCAGTGACTCCAATCGCTCCGGTTTCACCTGTCGCACCAGTCGCGCCAGTAATACCGATTGGCCCCTGGATACCGGTTGCTCCGATAGCACCTGTGGCCCCTGCTTCGCCAGTGGCACCCGTGGCGCCTGTCACGCCAGCGCCAGTTGCCCCAACAAGACCCGTGGCACCGATCTCTCCAGTCGCCCCCGTGGGACCCTGGACGCCCGTAGCGCCCGTAATACCAATCGGGCCGGTCGCTCCGATTTCTCCTTGGGCTCCTGTTGGTCCCTGGATGCCAGTAGCGCCCGAGACGCCAATCGGACCGGTTTCACCGATGACACCTGTTGCCCCTTGAACACCCGTTGCGCCCGTTGGACCAACAGGGCCTTGCGGGCCGATAACACCAATCTCTAAGGCCTCAACAGAAGACTCGATCCCAAGTTCAACAACCAGGGCCTCTTCTTCCTCGTTTACTGTGATAACGACTTCAGACTCGTCAACCAGAACCTGGGGGGCGGGCTCCTCGTTGATCTGCAGAATGACTTCTTCGTCACCCACTAGAACTTCCGGATCAGGCATTGACTGGCTCCGTGAAACCAGGATCGATAATTACGTCACCCTCAACCCAATAATTCCGATCTCCATTCGGATAAATGACCATCAGGTCCCACTTGCCATTTTTGATCGTCGTCCTGGTTTGAGTGAAATCAGCGACTAACTCAAAAACTCCATTTTCTCGATCTATCCATTCAACATCAAATTGAACCATCTTGGTCACACGTTTAGCGGACCAAATTTGGGCCTCCACTTCGTGGCCAGTGCAATCAAATGGCAGTGTAAAGCGCCTGCGAAAAGTCGCCCGCTGATAAACCGTGATATTGTAGGAGGCCGGCTTCAAGCTTCGCGCTTCTGCTAAGTCTAGTGTTCCTAGGGAGTTTTCGCATTAAAAAGCCCCGCCCAATAGGGCAGGGCAGTTGACTGCTAGGCGCTAATCCGATGATCAGGCAGTTACAGTAGCGGTGGCATCAACATTGGTCAAACGAGCAGCAGCACGCCCATTGATCAGAGCCAATCCGCAGAACCATTCAACCCGAGTCACAAGGACGGGAGAATCAGTGGCTTCACCCAGGTCACGGACCTGAGGGCCGCCATTCTGGATGCCGGTCAGGTGGTCATTGCCAAAGGACACCACATAGATCGACTGGTCGGTCGGATCCGAATCCAGGATAGCCACGTTCTTGTGGTCGCGGTCGATCTCCAGCACGGGGAGGCCGCTATACACCAGTTGCTGACCACCGAACTCGGAGCGTTCGATATCAATCTGGCCGTTAGCGCGGGCCACGGCGCTCAGGTGACGGCGAGCCGACTTGGACATGATCAGATACTTTTGGCCGCCTTGGGCGTCCACAGCATCGATGGCCTCGTCCAGTTTGTTCAGATCCAGAGCGCCAGCAGCGGTGTCATTGGCGATGATCTGGGAGTGGCTACCAGCCTCGGCGGCAGGCAGACGCACGCTCAGTCCATCGAACTCAGCAGCGGTGCTGTTGGAGTCGCCATTGATAAACAGACCTTCGAAAGCCAGGCGCATTGCGCGAGTCTTGGCTTGGATCTGATAGGCGCGAGCTTGGGGACCTTCCAGTTCGACGATAGCGCGATCAACCTTGATGTCCCCACCGAACAAGCGGAGAGCCTCGCTGTACTGCCGCACTTCGGCGTAGCTTTCGGCATAGCCGTCGTTATACGAACGGAAGCCCACGTCGCCGAGCGATTCCTCGCGGCGGTAAAAATAACCCGAGCCCTGCACTTCACGGAAGGGAAGATTGGTCAGAAGGGGACCAGCAGAAAGTTCAGTAACAATCGCAAGTTCCTGGGGGTTGCGACTGTGCTTTTTGGCCTCAGCCAGGGTCAATGCCATGATAATTACCCTAAGGAAAGACAAAGAAAGATGGGTGATTTGTTAACGCATGCCTCACGCACGCCTTAACTCGACACCCTGCAGCCTTTGTCATCTCGACTACGGTCCTAGGGTATCTCTTACGCCTAGTGTTCCGATTTTCTAGGTATACCTTAGGTCTTGTCGTGTTTCTTGCGATTTTCTTCCTGCGTCAGCACTTGCAGATTCCAAGGAAGATGAGGACCGCCCTTGGAGATCGGCCAAATATGATCAACTTCGTGCTTAATACCGGTCTGCTCTGTTAGCTCACGAGCTATGGCGTAATAGTTGCGGCACATCATCTTCTCGATTTCGCACATGGGGCAATGATTCTTGCGTTTTATCGCTCGATACTTTGCCGATCTCTCGTGAAAACGATGCGGATATTTCTCGTAACTGCGATGATAATGGCGCCTGTCCTTGGCCTTTGCTTTTTCTGGTTGATTTTTGCGCCAGTTGCGCTGCGATGCTGTCATTTTTTCCGGGTTATTTTTCTTCCATGCTTTATGCATCTCAAGGGATTGGGCATGGTACTCAGGGTAACGCCAGCGCCTAATAGTGCTTGCTGCCACTCCATGCTTTTCCCTGATCTCCCGGTAGGACAGGCCCCGCTCCACCTCTTCGAGAATCATTGCTTGAAAATCGTCGGGATATTTCATTGCAATAAAAAAGGCGGAACAATGTCCGCCCATTCTATCAGACCAAAGTCTCAACCAAACGCTTTCTCGAACAACTCGTCAGGACTCAAGCTCCCCAGGTCTTCAGTTGTCATGCCAGTGGCATCCGTGCCGCCATACCCCAGGCCAGCTCCAGACCCCTTGGCACCACGGAAGAAGGTCCCGTAGATCGGGTGAGTCTTAAAGCGGCTCAGGTAATCCTCGGGGGACACCCGTTTGCCGGTATCGGAATCCAGAATCGGATCACCGTTGGAATCAACGACAGTCACCGATCCATTGGGCTCAAGCTTGAAGCTACTACCGAGCCGATCCGCTAGCATATCAAAGAAGGATACGCCGTCGGCGGAATCAGTCCGACCGCCCGCAGCGAAGAATACCTTTTCCAAGGCATAACGCTTACGGAACTCAAGCAACTCGTTCTGGTAAGCTTCTGCTTTCTTGTTGGCCTCAGCGGCTTGCGCTCCGTACTTTGATTCCAGCAACGCCGTGCGCTCTTCGGCCTGCAGGCGTTCCCGCTCAGCAATTGCGGCCTCCTCTTGCAGGCGGCGATACTCGTTCGGATTGATCTCAGCGAACTTCTCCAGTTGCGCAGACTTCTCCCGCAGTTCTTTCTCGTATGCCTTGCGCGACTCCCGTTCAGCCTTCAGGGCCTTGAGCAGGTTGTCCACCTCAGACTTGGGAATCAGGTCGCCATTGATATCGGTGTCTGCACCACTAGAGGTCTCGACTTGTTGTGATGCGACGGTTGCGGCGGCATCCATCTCGGCAGCCACTGCTTGATTTTCAGCCATTGAATTAGTGGGCATCACGCCCATTGAGTACCCCGTAGGATGCCAATGGCTACGACTTGCGGACCTTTTCTGCTAATTTATTATTGAGTTGCTTCAACAGGAACGCATAGCGGTTAGCTTGCGTTTGGGCTTGGGCTTTTTGGATCAGGGCTTTGGGGTCGGCCATAAATAAGTTTTTACCCGCAGATTGCGAACACCGGGCTCAGTACTTGGCAGGGGAACCCTAGGGACGTTAAATGACATGAACACAGCCGTACCGGCGCTAGCTGCTACCTCGTGAGTCGATGATACAAGTATGTTTGCAACGTAGTCTTGTACAGATTGTCCTAACAGATTAAACTGATAACCTCCATCTCCGACTTGTATAGCAATACTGGAGATGTTGTCGATTGTAATCTTAACCGGCGTAAACGATGACGTTATGACGTCACCTATAATTACAGAATAAGATAAAGACGGTATGCTAAAAGCTAAACGTTGTTCCGGAGGTTGTCCGAGCGCAGCACTATCGAAACTTTGAAAGGCAAAAAGCAATCCATTAAACAATAAAGACGAAGAAGCGCCAACTTCATAGTCATTAGTTATTGTGTTTCTATTTGGCACTCTTTCACAGCTTCTAACTTCCGCTGTTATTTCAATTTTTTTGACTTTTTTTGCAGGTGCTTTATTAAAGGTATAGGAACAGCCTATTGAGCCCCCTGCCCCACCGGCTGGTGAGGCTTCTGACCCGATGCTTTCTGTTAATCGTGATTCACCTAGGGCTCTATTTGCTGTAAAGCCTAGTGAAGTATGCTTCAAATCTTCGGGGGTTCCAGAGCTTTGCACAAAAGTTACAGGTCTGTCAATCTTAAAAGTTTTTATAGGCCATGATATTACGCCGTCCGAAATTGAAGGGCCGGTTGTGGGGGCAAATATAAACAACGGAGAAAAACCAAAACGACTGGCGCCGATTTGTTGGTTGAGGCGGGGGATGCCGGGGGTGGAGGCTGAGCCCAGACGAGCCAGCGTGGTGGTCGAAGGCGGCGGGATGAGGGGTTCGCCGGTTTCGGGGTTGCGGCCTGCGGCGATGCGGTCTATGCGGCGGCGTTCGGTGCCGGCAGCGGTGGCCTTGGTGGCGTTATTGCGCACCACGGCGCCTTGGCGGTTGGCGGCTTGCTGCTGGGCGTTGCGCTCAACTAGCCCGCCGTCGCCTGTGGTGACCGTAATGCGGGTGGTCATCCCTTAGTCGTCCTGCCTCAAGGTCAGTCTGTACGTCTGCGTTTGGCCCGCGAGCAGGATGATGTTGGGATTCTCAACCAAGACGCTGTGAGGGTAGGTGGCACCGTCGATGTAGAGCACCACGCGGTCGTAGGTGTAGCCGATGCCGGTGGCGGTGAAGGCGGCGTCAATGACGGGCAGGTTGTAGGTGCCGGTGGTGGCGCTGTAGGTGCCGGTGCCGATGACCTCGGAGTAGCGGACGTAGCCGTTGCCGCTGACCTCCACGCTTTGCCAGTTGGCCACGGTTGTCTCTGCCGTGTAGTTGGTGGTGCCGATCTGACAGAGCATGACCTTGAGGGTTTCGCCTTCAAAGGCGAGCGCCGCTTGGCGCTGCAGCTCCTTGGTGCTGATTGTGGTGGTGATGGCCATTAGGCGACCGTCCAGGTGAAGATGCCAGAGGCGTTCCAGACGATGAGGAAGTCGGTGCCGCTGCCTGCAGACTCGGAGCCGCCGAAGTCGATGAAGGCAACCGGCGGATCGTCGGTGTCGGTGTCGTTGTAGAGGATGGCGTAGCTAGCGGTGATGGAGCCGCCGCTGGCGGTCCAGGTCACGTCGTCGGCGTCGAACTTGGCGTCGTTGGTGGTGACGGTGGTGACGGCCACGTTGGCGAGGGTGGCGCCGCCTGCGGTGTAGCCGGTGCCGGTGGTGGCTTCCGTTCCACCCGTGGCGGTCAGGGTGGTGTGGGTGGCGTCAAAGGTGGCAGCGGTCAGCAGCTTGACCTTGTAGGTGTCGCTCGCTGCGTTGGAACCCTCGGCAAACCGCTTGGCGGTGTGGTTGTAGAGGCTGATCGTGACGGCCACGGGGCACTAGCAGGCTTGAACCTAGTTTGCCGACTGTCAGGGTATAGCCGCAGCTATATCAGCCATGAGCTGCGTGACGCGAGCATCAAGAAGTGCGAGATTTACGGATTCACCTACGCTGTAGAAGGAGATGCGACCGTCTCCATATGCATTGGCACCAGTGCCTTGAAGATTGCGGGCGAAGACGTATGTATTGATGCCCACTGGCGCGGCAGAGGTTGCGGATGTTTTTGTTGCGGTAGTACCGGCGGCGCGATATGAGTAAGCTGTTGAGCCGGATCTTGTCGTGCCGATGAAACCAGTTGTGGAGCTGGATCCAAATGTGAACAGATCTGCCAGTGCTGAACGAGACACGGCTAGCAATGTGCCCGCTGTTCTCCTTTGGATAACACTGTAGACGCTGCCGCCCGTACCAACTGCGCCAATGTAATGCTGATCTCCGGCAGAGGCTGCGGTGGTGACGTACACAGATGCGTGATAACTGTTTTGTGGATCGCTGTTGTCGCTGCGGTTGGCGTCCAGATACTTTGTGCTGGCATTTCCTTTTAGTCCCGTTTCTCGGTTGTAGTCTCCACTTACAAAGTTGACGTTTGTTGGCGCAGTGCCGACTAAAGGTATTAATGCGCCATCCAATGTGCGGGCACCGGCCAGGATACAAGAAGCCTTGATGGCGCTCCAGATGCCATCACTCTTGCAGCCAACAACAAAGGTGTTGATCGCCTCTCTAACCCCGTGCTCAAGACTCTGTGCGTCCTCCGCTTCGACTAAGCGTATGTACTTAGCTGCATCAGGATCGTAAATAGTGGCAACCAAGCCGGACAGTGATACATTAAACACGTTTGCGCTTATAGACGCACCGCTGGAAATGGCGGGAGTATGCGAAGTGGTTGTAGTATCAGATGTTGGTGTAGGTATGAACGTAGCCGGTCGGCCCACATAATCTGGGTTGAAGGTTGCCGTTTCTATACCTACGGGCGGGACATGTATAACATTCGCTTGCATTACCGTAGGTTCTGCCGTGGACAAAACGGCATTAAAGGCAGGGACCGAAACGGCTACACCGCTGACTACTGTCGGGGTGTGGACGGTGAAGGTGAAGTCGGTGGAGGGGACGGCGACGTAGGCCGTGACGTTGCGAGCCAGCAGAGCGGTCTGCGTGATGACCGGATCAGGCTCGGTCAGGATCGTCAGGGCGTAGTCAAGGGAGGTGATGTTGAGCTTGGTGCGGGTGATGGCATCGGTGATGACGATCTCGTTCCACGGGGGGATGATAGGTGGGTTGACGATGGTCGGACCGGGGTTTGGTCCTACGTTTTCCCAGAGCGCACCGTCGTAGACCCATATATCGTTCGTGTTGCGTTCGATAACTCCGTCGCCGTCAATGGCCGCTGGGAACAATGCATTGAGGCGGCCTTGCGGGTTGGTGCCGGTGCTGATGATGCACCCGATCATTTGATCGGGACTCGTGTCAATGATTGTGACTGGAGGCAGGCTAGGCAGAGTGATGCCTGGAGGAACCGGCGTGTAGATGCCAGGGCCATCAATCGGAGGCGGTGGCGTTTCGCCTGGATTCGGAGGAGGCGCTGGTTGTTGGACAACGCAGCTACGCACCACGTCAGGCAGCAGTGCCTGGAGCGTGATTGTTGCCAGTGGTGCGGTCAGGGTTGTCATGGATTCGTACCCGCCACGCCCCAGTAGAGGGCGTCAGTGGAGGCCACGACGCCGTTGCTGTCCATTGTCCAGGAGGTGCCGTTGGTGCGGTACTGTGTGACGACGCCGTTGGCGGTGAGGTAGAAAGCGCCGAAAGGATCGTTGGGGAGGTTTTCTGGCACCGTTTGGATGTTCATGCCGTTGCGGTTGCCGAACAGCAGACGGTTCTGCGTGATGCCAAATAGCTTGGCCTTGGCGGGGGCGTTGCTGCTAGAGGAGCGATACGAATACGTGAGCGGATCGAGGCTCTTGATTGAGCGGTAAAAGCTGTCGTCGGGGGCGTAGGGCATTGATAGCTCAATGCGGCGGGTGGCTGTAGGGCTGCCGGTGGCCAGCTCGATCTCGCTGACACTTTCGGTGCGGAAGCCGTTGTCGGGGTCAGAAGTATCGGGGTCGGCCAAGCCTTCGTCGTTGATGTCCTCGGGTGGCGGGGCCTCTTGGCTGCCTGCTCCGGGGGCAGAGCGGAGTGTGTTGATGGTGACATCTAAAAGCACTGTGCCCGCATAGATACCGTTGAGGATGTCTATTGCACTCTCTGGCGTAGATATTGCGTCACGGCTTTCGGCGATGGCCTGTTGGCCTGCCGCACTGTAAATCCATGGACCGTAGCGTCGCGTGACAATCTTGCGGTAGTTTCCGTTGATGTATGTGTTTACAGTGACTCGCTCTAGGGTTACTGTGCCGCCTGGAATCTCGACGAAGAATGTTGTACCGTCTTCGTTCGGGAATGTCCAAGGAATTGAAGCCGAGCCCGCGAGGAAAGCTGCATCTCCTCTTTTTACCAACTCTCTGAATACCTCGTTGCCATATAAGTCGTATTGGAATGACTCTATTGTTGTAGATGAGATTTGTGAATTACCGAAACTACTTCCTGCTGACAGATACGCAGAAGCGGCACTTCCCATAACTTCCACAAGACTTCTCTCCTCGTTTATTTGGCGCTGCGTTACGACGTATTTGTTTCCGCCTTTAAATATCTTTTTTGTGTATGATGTTTGTTCGGTGCTATTTGCGCTGATAGTGTACGAAGCAAATTTGCTATTGCCTCCTGGGTCAGTGTATGCGATGCCTATTGTGCTGCGAGATGAGGTGGTAGCGGTGTCGGTGCCCCAGCCGGTGCCAGTGCCAGGGACGGTGGGGGTTGGTTGTTCTTCGGGGTCGTCGCCTGGTTTCTCGGCAACCTCAGTGTCGTCGGGGATGCGCAGCTTGAGGGTGCTGTAGCTGACGGTGACGGCATCACCGGCTAGGTCGCCAACGCCGATAGGGCCGATGTCAATAATATTGCCTTCACCGAAGGCTGGACCTGGCGCAGACGGAGCAGCCAAACTGAATATCTGGAGCTTTTCGGTGTAGTCGAGGTAGCCGCAGAACGACTCGGAGACGAGGAGGTCACTGAGGGTCTGGACGTAACCACTGCCGAAGTCGAATTCGGGGATGCTGAAGCGGTTTGTAAGTGGGTTGACACTCGCTGTGAGGCCTAGGGCGAAGAGGCAGCGGTTCATGATTGACGCTGCGTAGATCGGGAAGGTGACGATCCGGGATTCGGCTTCGTTGATGTCCTCGTTTTCAGGGTCGTCAAGGGCGTTCCACTTGATTGGGTCCTTGAGGTCTTGGAGGTAGGTCAGTTTGCAGCCGAGTTCGACTTTGGTGGTGCGGCGGTACGGGTCTGCGAAGCTGGAGAGGACTCTTAGCTTGCGGGGGATGGCGCGGGTGATGCCCGACTTGGTATAGCTAAATGTAACAACACTTCCTTGAGGTGGACCAATTAGCCCTTTTATTTCGCAAGAGCCCTGGGTCTTTATCAGGCCATTACCTTGAACATAGTCGTCACTAATCGAGGCACTAATTAGAGTCCCCAGGCTGCAAGTTACATTTGCCCGGATATCGATTGCCATCTAGATGATCTGCGCCAACTGCAGCGTCACAGTGTATTGTACGCTTTTGACGCCAGAAACAATAACATTTTCCGCCGTCGCGACTGGAGGCGTAATTGGAAACCAGTCATTTGTCGCTGGCACACTGGACACCTCGGTTTCATACCAAGAGCGCAACGCATTCCAGCCTGTCAAGTTAGTCGTACCTTCGACGTCGCGAATCTTCACTGGTACCAGTGCGCCAGTGATGTAGTGAACACCGGTTGCCGTCAACTCAGCCTGTGGACCAGAAGCATACGTGTCGGCGGGTTTCAACAGCGTCAAAGTAGTCGTGCCAATCGTCAGCGTCCCCAAGTTTGGTCTGTCGTCATCTTCCTGGGAGCGCTCTTGTTCCTCTTGTAAGACCTGTAAAGCCTGGGCGGCATCGACTAAGGAAACAGATACCTGTAAATACGCACCAGACTGTTCAGCGCTGGGGGCCTCGGTGAACCAGCACGGCACATTAGTCCAAGTGACACCACCGGCACCCTTGCCACTAAAATTAATCGTTGTGCCGACGACGCCAGACACCAGTGTATCTTCGTCGTTGATCCTGGTGTTGCGCCAGGTATCATACGCACCGGTCAGCGCCAACCATTCGCTAGGTTTTAACAGCCCCTGGACGGCCCAACGACGTGCGGTAAACCCCTTGGAGGTATCCGTCTCGTCATAGCCAAACGGTTGTGCCGTTAGGGTCGGGAAGGATGCAGTACCGATTGTGACTCCAGCCATTACAGTCGGTGATTCAGCATCTCAAGATAGGCAGCGTTGCCGGTGGACTTGACGCCGACATGGACGTCCCACTTCTTGTCAGCAAAGCGGTCCACGGCACGGCTTAGTTTGCCGATCTGAAGGGCCTGTTGCGCCTGGACTGCGCTGAGTTCTTGTAGCGCCGAATCACGGGCCGGGTCACGCTTGCTTAGTGCACTCTGTATGGCCCCTGCAAGCCGCTGCAAGCCATTTCTGCCTGCCGTCATGCCCGGTGGCTTGCGGATGCCGCTGAGGCCGCCGCTTGGGACGTCTAGTTGGCTCCAAAGATGCGCAGGGATAACGGTACCGGTGCTAGGAGCACGCCACAGGGCATTCTTGGGCTTATTGATGGCACTGAGTCGGCCCGCCGCGCTCAGGAAGCCTTCTTGGCCAAGCTCGTTGACTCGGTATTGTGTGCCAGCCATAGCCGTACCACCAGTCCACAGGCCAGGTACGCTGTTGACATTAACGTTAACATTTAAGCCCTGCAGGCTGGTGATCGAATCAGCAATAGCTTGAGCCTGGGCTGCTGCATTAGCCAGCGAGCTCGTCATGCCGTCAGCCCTTTGAATGCCTTCACCAAGTGACTGTTCAGCATTCGAGGTGCCAGATTCCAGTTGATCCGCACTCGTGTCAATACCTTCTAGTGAACCCTTGAATTCCAGAACCTTGTTGCGGGCTGCATCATAAGCTTCCACCAGGTTTCTGGGACCTGCGTCCGGAATCTCGGTGCCTGCCGTTAACACTGATTTGATGTCGATCCCCAGAGCCGCTGCTCGTGCTCCTGCTTCTTGATATGCTTGTGCTGCATTGTCTGCGGCATACCGAGCGCTCTCCAAGGTCGCATTAGACGTTGCAAGCGCCCCAGCGGCAGTCAGAATGTCTCCACTGCCGGACGCTAGCGCCTGATTATAGCGAATTTGAGCGGCAGTATTTTCTTGCTGGGCAAGCGCCAGCATTTCCAGCGAGGTCCTGTAGTCGGTAGTGTCATTCGCAAGTTGCTCCAGTACCAGCGGGGCAAAGACCTGCCCCTGAGAAATCGTTTCCCCCAGAGCCTTCAGCCAATCGCCGCCCGCTTTTACGCCAGCCTCCCGGACATCCTGAACAGTGTTTGCGTCAATACCAAATTTTAGGGCAATAGGCTGGGATTCTGGGGTAATCCGTGCGGCTTGTTCCTGCTGTCGCTTCAGATATTCTCCAGTCAGTGCCCCAGCCTTGGCGATCTGGATGCCCAGTGCTGCATAGCCTTGGTTCAAATTACTGACTAGTCCCAGTTGTTTTAATTGAGCGGCATTGACTTGCTCGACCTTGCCAGTAAACTGATCTTCGACCAGGAATATCTTTTGCCCACCAGCCTCAAACTCTCCGACAACTTTGGAAAAACCCGCACCTTGCGATCCAATAGCACTAGCAGCACTATTTGCCGCATTACCCAGTGCGCCAAAGGCCGCAGTGCCAGCATTGCCTACGGCAGTTGCGCCTCGGGCTGCATCATATTCCGCTCTAGTGAGTTGAACAATTTCCCCGGTAGCGGCATCGCTTGTCAAGACCATGGCCTTGCCGCCAACCTCGAACTCTCCAACGATGCTTCCATAGGCCTTCGCTGCATTTGTTGCGGCCGACCCCAACCCGGTAACATTTTTCTGGACATCCTGGATGTCGCCAACCAGCTTTTTAGAGTCAAAACCCAGTGCCTTGAGTTGATCCGTACCGATACCGGCAACTTTAGCCAGAACTGCGGCAAGCAGATTCAGTACTTTATTCAAGTCCTGAATTGATTTTCTAAGGTCGTCGGCTTGATTACGAGTGTCAACAAATTCTTTTTTCTGTTTCAGGATCTCCTCGTAGGTTTTTCCAGTCAACTTGGGACCCCAAGACCAGTCACCAGTATCAGCCCTGACCTTATCTAGTGCAGCCTTGAAGTCAGCTTCAATCTGCTGTGCATTTTTGCGAATTTCACCTGGCGTGAAGAACTCAGGCCTGTCGACGACAAGCCCCTGGTAAGCAGATCGTGCCTTGCTTAATTCATCTCTGAATCTGCGGCCAGCTTCTACAATCTCCTCTTTGGCTTTCTGGGAGGACGCCAGGAAGCGGGTTGCAGCCCTTTCCAGGATCTCCGCCTTGGTTTGAGTATTTACAGCACCTTTGCTTTCGGCGAATTCAAGTTCAGCAATCGTTGTCTGCAGTTCTTGTTGAGCGGTGGCGAATTCATTTGTAATCGAACTAATCGCCAACGCTGCCTCTCTAAGAGGACCCTCCTCTAGATCAATCTTTAGTTGCGATTCGGTAATTTGCTGCTCCAGGTCCCTAAGTTCGATCGAAATCTCAAGCTCGGTCTTGGACAGTTCCTCTAGGACAGTTTTCAGGGCCTTAGCCTGGGACAGGGCTGTATTCAGGCCCTCGCGTCCTTTTGGGCTAAGCAGGTCGAACTCCCCGACACTGTCCTCCAGAGCCTTGATTGCTTCCTTAAGCTTGGTGACGCTATTTGTTAGGTCCTTTTGATCTTCGGTCGTCAGGCCGGCTTCCTTCCTGAGCTTTTGATAGGCTTGCTCCGACTGTTCTAGTTGCTGTTTTAGTTTTGCTAGTTCATCTGTTGTTTTCTGATTGGCCGTGCCTAGTTTGATAGTTTCGTCCTCTAGAGCCGTGATTTGAGCCCTCAGGTTTGCCACTTTACCCTCAGCGGCAACCAATTCGTCATACCTACCATCCTTGGCAGTCAAAGGTGAATCCCCTCCCTGCTTTTTGATTGCTTCGTACTCTTGCTCGGCTGCGGCCAGCGCCGCTCTGAGCTCATCTAATTTCTTCAGGTTTCCGCCATATGCCGATTCGTTCTTGCGAAGTCCAGTTTCAAGATTTTGAATTGATCCCTTCATCAATTCGATAGATGCTTCTGCTTGTTGGATGCCAGTTGTAAATTTGGTCAGATTCTTGGGATCAATTCCCTTGCCAGGTTCTACCAACTTGTCGAGCTCCTTAATTAGCTCTTGGAAGACGGGAATCTGTTTTGCGACGGATTCTGTCGTTGCCGTCAGGCTTCTTTGTAACTTCTCCACGTTAACCGAGGCCTCTGTCGCAGCAAGACCCGTTCCCAGTAACAGGCCAGTAACGATGCCAAGCACACCACCGATCGCTGCCCCCCATGGACCCAATGCCAAACCGATCAGTGCACCGAGGCCACCAGCGCCGCTAGCAAGAACCGCCCCTGCGGCAACTTCCGTAAGGGGTCCCAGGATCGACCTGATACTGGCGATAAATCCTGAGAAGCTAGAGGCCAGTTTCTCCAAGAATGCGCCTATCTTGTCCCCAAGACTGGCAACTGCTAAAGAAATTGATTCCCACACCAAGGTCAACTTTGAAGACTTTGTGGCAACATTTTCGGTCTCAGGAGCCAGGTCTTTCAGCGCATTCCTTAGGTTCTCAAGTTGATCAGCAAATCTTTTCGTAATCTCACTAGATTCCCTGGTGCCATCAGCATATGCCCTGGAGGCAATACCGATCGCCAAGAAAATAAAGGGAAGGGGGCCCAGCGACTCAGCAAGCGAAAAAGCCGCAGCGCCAGCGGACTTTAGCGCTCCCCCAAAAGCCCTTAAGGGGTTAACGGTTATCCCCTTAAAGAAATTCGATAACCCACGGCCAGCCTCCGCCAATCGACCACTGAAACCTCCTGCGGTTTTTTGATTCTCAAGGAAACCGATCTCCAGTTGTCGCAATCCCTGGAAGGATTGCTGTTTTTGACCATCAAGCTCACCTAGGCGGCCCTTGACTGTATTAATCTCATCACCCAGTCGTTTGATGTTTTGGATCAGTGGGTCCGTGCTTGGATCGACCTGTCCAAAGAACGGCCTTGCGGCTTGCTGTTTTAACAGTGCTTCACGTGCTACTTGCAGTTCCCCCAAGCGTGCTTGCAGGGTTCTTGCTTCGGCACCTACGGACTTCAGCGACTGCACCAGGACATCGCGACTCAGCCCCAATGCTTTTTGCCTGTCGGCATAAGTAGCCGTTTCTTTTGAGGCTTCCTCAAAGACTTTCTTTAGATTCGTCTCCTCTGTCGCCAGTTGACTGGCTTCCAGCCTAAGAGAGGCTTGAGCGGTCTCTAGGCGGTCGATTTCGGTCCTCAGTCTTTCGGCTTCGTCTCCCTGAAATGCTGTACCTTCAAATGGGCCAACCGGTAAACGGAATGATTGCGCTGCTTGCGCTGCTTTCTTTTGCTCGGCAGTGATTTGCTCAAGTGCTGTCCTGGTGGACTGTAGAGCCTTTTCATTTGCCTGGATGCGGGTATCTGAAGCAATGATCTCTTCGCGTCTGGTCTCGCGTACTGCAGCCACATATTTATCCAGACTGTTGGTGCTTTCCTTGATTTGCCCAGGTTCAAAACCAACCTGTTGACGACGCTCTTGGCGAACTGCCGCCTGTTGTTTGTCCAGTTCAGCCTTTAGGGTTTGTTGTTTTTTGATGCTTTTATCAAGCTCAGCACGGATTCTGGCTTGGTCAGTGCCAACTTTACGCGCTAGCTTGTCGCTGGGCTCTTTTTCGAGTTCAGCCCTAAGGCGACGAATTTCAATCTCAGTTTCACTGAGTCGGTTTTTTAGTGCCACCTGGGAGCTCGCCAGGTTTTGGATGGGAGCGACCTTGATCTTTTCCGTTTCCCCAGCGATGCCGGCGATTGCATTTTTAATCTGATTCGCGCTGCTGGCAACCTCAGCTCTGAATGCTACCCTGCCCTCGTCACTAAGACCAATCAATGAGGCTTGAGTTCTCTTGGCATCTGTATTCAAGGCCCGAAGGGCAGACTGCAACAAGGTCACAGCCTTACTGGGATCAGTCTTAGCTAACTCCTGGACGTCACGTAAGAAGGCCGGATCAATCTTCAGCGCTCGGCCAAAAATTGGCTCTCCGAGCTGGTTCTTCAGTTCCGTGATCTTGATAGCAGGCAATGCAATACCATTTGCTGCATTCTTGCTGTTGGCTGCCAGGCCAAAGAGGCCCTGATTGTAGCGCTCCAGATTTTTCAGTGTCTGATTAAAAGCCTCAGAGGTCTGTCCCAGGCTACTTCTAATTTCCCGGCCACTGGCTTCTTGTAGCGCTGCCTGTGACACTGCTTGCCCACCAGGTGTTCTAGGGGCAGACACTTGCGACTCTAGTTCAACCAATCTCAGACGTTTTCTGAGGCGTTCAATGTCTGAATCTGTTTTTGCAATGCTGGATTGGATGCGATCAGTAACTGCAGTTGCAACGCCGCCGACGCTAGAAACCGCAGACTTTGCGTTGGATGGAATCGAGCTTAAGGCTTTATTGGTCTGCTCGAACAAGCCGAAGGTGGGCTTTTGCTCCAGGGCCTCGTTGACACTGTTGATTGAGTTTCTGACGATTGCAATCGATGCCTCAGATCCCCGGCCAATTGAAGTGATTGAACTGATGAAGTCCTGGAAGGATTGCCTGGATCGCCCCAGAGCGGTCTCAAATAGTCCCAGCGGCTTCAGAAACTTGCCAATCAGTGCCAAGCCGGCGACCTCAGCAGCACCTGGAATCTTCAGGATAATATCAATAAATGGCGCAACTGCATTCAGGACTGCGACAAAGCCGTCAGCCAGCGTCAGCAGCGAATCCAGTACATTTGTAAAGATATTAACCAGCCTAGCGAAAACGTCAGCCAAAGTTTTGACCGCCCCAGATTGCGACAGCCTGGAGAAAAAGTCGGTAACAACTGCCTGTGCTCTCAGGAAGGCGTTAATCAACGGTTCTGCAGCCTGAGCAATATTCCGCAAGCTCAGGGTGTTCAGGTTTGCCAGATTGCCCCTGACCTGGTCGATCGTAACTGCATTCTTCTCCAGGGCGTCAACAGCGCTGGCTGCACTTGGGCCAAGCTTGCCGAATAACAAATCAGCTTTGGTTAGCTTGGGCAGCGCTTCGATCAGGATGTCAGTGGTAAACTGGCCGGCCTTGACGAATTCCTCCAGTTCCTGGGTGGACTTACCAATTGCCTGAGCCAAGTCGGTCTTGAAGGCCGGATCAGCCTCCGAGATCTGCTGGGTCAGTTCTTCGGCCTGCAGTTTGCCCTTCGCAAATGCCTGGATAATGCCATTGGTCACCCTACGGGCACGATCCCCGGAGATACCAAAGGCAGCAAAACGGCTATTCAGGGATTCGACAATCGCCGACACGTCCTTCAGGGAGCCGCCTGAATTCAAAACAACGGGTGATAACTGCCTGAAGCCATCCTGGACGGTCTGAATGTTCACACCCAACCCCAGGGCAATCCGAGCCGAATCCTGTAGGCTAGAAGACGCCCCAGCAGCACCAGCCCCAATCGCCTTGAAGCTAAGGGCAAAAGACTGTAGGTCGGCCGCAGTACTGATTAGCGTATTGATCGCTGAACCGACCTGACCAATAACGATATTCGCTGCCTGCAGGCCTTGGGTGATCTGTTCCAGACCATTCAGGAAGCTAATGAAGCCCTCGGCCCTAAGGGCAGTCTTAGCTTTATCCCAGAACCCGCTGGAATCCACCAGATCGAGTTGCCTTTGCAATTGCCCGAGTCTCTGGTTCTGCTCGGCCCACAATGGGTTAAGTGTTTTGACTTCGTTCCTGGCGCCTTCGATCGCTGTTTTATATTTTACTATCCCATCCCTGGCCTGGCGAGCCTCGTTGACTTGCTGGCGCAAACTGGTGAGACTGCCGGACTCTGTTTTGCGGATTTGCTTTAATTGAGTTTCGATGGCGCCAGCAACACTGAGGCGTTCCTTTTCAACCGCTACCAGTCTTTTGGCCCCGGACTCATCCGTCTGAGTCTCCAGGACAATCTTTTTTGTAACCGTGCCCCCTAGTGCATCATTGACCGCCTTGGCTGCACCTTCTGCCCCCACAGAAAGTTCGCGCAGCAACTTATTCAGTTCGTTTACGCTAACTTTTGCTTCAAACTCAAGTGCGGTCTTCGCCACTGCCGACCAAATCGCCTGGGGTGTTTTAGTATGCCGTCATAAATTCGGCTAATTAATGAAAAACCCCGCCGAAGCGGGGTACTCGAAATTTAATTGGCCTTGGTCAATTAAATCACGAGGAGGGAGCCACGTTGAAGTCAGGATCAATACGATAAGGGCCGTAACCCTGGATGGTCGCTTCCCAGGAAACGATCGAACCAGCCTCGATCGACTCGGTGTATCCATTCACGGTGCCGTAGCCGTACACAGCCTCGTCGGTGCCGGTGGGGCCAATCCGCAGGATCTTGATCCGCAGGGCATCAGCCACGGTGTTTTGTTCGGTCAGGCGCAGCACGTGATAACCAGCGTCCTTGAAGTCAGCCACACCAGCCAGCGAAATACTCCAGGTCTTAGAGGTCGGCAAGGTGATATTGAAGCCCTTGGTGTCGTCGTCGTACGTCACCACTTCTTCGGTGTTGGTGTCCGTTTCCAGAGAGGCGTTCGTCAGACCCACCAGGCGGAACGGATTATCCAGGCCATCCATGTCCAGCGCAGAACCGTTAACGCTGAACTTACGAGTCGAGCTGGAGTACGAAATCGCAGCGCTGGAGGCAACGACGGAGCCGGTCGTCAGGAAGTTTGCAGCGCTGGTGACGCCGGTAAACTTCAGGTCCACTTCTTCTGCGAACAGCGGAAGAATGTAGGTATCATACCCGAAGGCAGAACTAAAATTGGCCATCTGAATTAACTAGGGGGACAGTAAGTTCGGCAGGGCTGCCCCCTACCTAAACATAGGCTGCCAAAATGGCACACTACGTGTTGCTCAAGAGCCGATAATTGCTGAGTCTGAAGGTATCAACACTAGTAATTGTGCAATCGCCCCCAGTCCAGTTGGAGTTGGAGTCGTCTCAATTGTGCTAGCCTGGGAAAACAGCTCCATGATTCGGCGGGCTGCGGCATTTAGCGTTGCGCCATTAGCTCCAGGCCATGCCAGCAGGAACACCTTCCAGGTTGTCGTAATATCAACTTCGCTACCGATATACTGCCGGCGTTCCAAGTCGCTGACATCATGAATGATCACCTCCAGGCCTGTGATCGACTTGGGTGATGGTAAGTCGGCCCCTGGGGTGACAATCGAAATTGCATTCAGCGCCGTATTGCCCGCCTGGAAGGTAATCGTGCCCACCAGGTCTATGAAGGCTTCATCACCCGTCAGTGTTTCATAGATTACCTCAGGTGTATCGACGTGTTGCTGGGCCACCGGATCACTTCACATTCCATAGTTTGCCCGCCGCCATGCAGGCAGCATAGTGAACGCAGCATCGCATGCAATGGAACGTTTCCCCTGGGTAAGCCACGTTCTTTGTTTGCTGGGCAGTTAATCCAACACATGTTCGACCATTCGGTCACCCCGTCCGGTGATGGGGTCGTGATTACGTACCATCAGTACTTAATGGACATGGACTGCCTGAGTAGCGGCGAAGCTAAGCGGCGTTGGCGTAAAGCCATCAAGGATGCCTGGGAGAACCGTTGCGCGTTCTGTGATTGTCCGCCTATTGACGACCAGTCACTAACGATCGACCACATGCGCCCGCGCTCAAAGGGCGGTGAAGACGTCTCCAGGAACTGCGTGCCGGCTTGCCTGGAGCACAATCAATCCAAGGGGTCAAATGACTGGCAGCCATGGTTCAGGTCGCAGTTGTTCTATAGCGTGGAAAGGGAGGCGCGGATTATCTTCTGGCTGCGGCACTCGCGTCTGCCAAATGCAATTGAACTGGACGCTGTCCTAAGAGAACTACGCAATAATACGTAATTGAGCATCTTCAATGGCCACGAACTTGTCTTCGATCTTGGGCAGTCTAACGGTCGTAAATTGACCGCAAGGTGATTTTAGCTCCCTAATTTGTTGGGAAGCCGTCCGAGCAGCAATCATCATGCCTGCGACATGGCCATCTTCTGCGCTGGGCGCCAAAACAATGACGTCATCGCACATCAGACACAACACTTCAGGCGGTAAAGCATCCGCAGCCCTGGTCATCAGGTCCTTATAGACAAACAACGCCCATGCGGGGAACATTTCCCGCTCCATCAGGGCCTTGGCCGCCGCACCGTACCTGGGTTCCGGCAGGTCCCTGTCCTCCAAGCTGGCGTAATAATAAAATTCATCAGGACTGAAGGGCTTGCGGCGTTTGTTCTTGTCGCGATTGATCTCAGCATTCTGGTAGGCCAAGTATGCGACCGGCCTTTCCATGTCATGCAACTCCTGGCGCCGCAGTTTATCCAGGACCATCACGGCCCCCAGAACATAATCAAACGGCAACTCCCAGTACCTATTTAGGCCAAATTCCGGGTCACCCGGAAAGCCCCTTTTCAGTCGCCAGTAGTATTCTTCGAACGGGAACTTGACGCCCTCGCGGGCTTTTTTTCGACTTCCTCAATGGATTGCCTGGGTGCATCACTGGCGTCCTCCAATCCCTGGGATGCCTGCCATGCTTCAATAGATCGCGCCTCTTCCTGGCGATACAGATCGGCCAAGCCAGCAATGATATCCGGATGCAACTCGGAGATTCCAGAGATCTCAAAGTCCGGATCAATCCGATACTTCACCAGGCACGCCGCATACACCAGTTCTTCGCGAGTTTGCCCCGCCGCCAGCCCCTTTACGACTCCAGTCAGATCTTCGGCAAATTCCGACTCGATCTGGGCGCTCAACTTTTGGTCCTCGGGATCCGTGGGCGCAACAGCGGAGATGACGCCTAGCACCAAGTTATATGCCTTATCCATCCCCAGCCCAAACTGCCGAGCCACCCGCCTGCTGACGGTAATGATCTCGGTGGTTCCATTGTCAAACTGTTGGACCTGTTGCACGAACGATTTTTCGCCCGCAGTCAGGTAACCACGTCGCTCAATCTGGATCTTGCCAGATTCCTCGGAGCCAATCTGCTCCAAAATTGGTTGGCGTTTTGGTTGAACGACAAACGGCAGAACAGCCATTATCCGTGGACATCAGTGCCGTATTATGCCAATTTAGTCAGCGATTAGCTGAATTCCCGAGAAATCTCATCCGTGTAATACGACACAAAATCAAATTGAGGCACTGGTCCGCCGCCAAACAGCACTGATTCAACCCATGGCCTGGGGGGCAAATAGACCCTGGTGGACGTATTGCCATACGGATTGATATATCCACCATAATGGACCAACGCTGCATACGGTGCCGTGTACGCAATCGTTACCCCAGACTGGTCGATTGTTACACTGCCGGAGCTGAGTAACTCACCGCTATCAATGATATCAGTACGACCACTAGGCGTCTGCCATACATCGGCGGACAATGCTGCGCCCAAGGCGGCCTGCAGGTCAGTTGCGATACGTTGGCTGGCGCGATTAATTGCCGCCTCAAACCTAGGGAGGACCTGGGAAGCCCCTAGACCTGAGGTGGAAATGGTTAACAGCCCATCCGTTCTGGCGGTACCTCTGATGCTTAGGGTTCTGGGGAGCTTACCGAATATATCCTTGGTCGTAATCAACGCTTTGGCCATTAGTCAACCACATCACCACTGCGCACGGTAATTGGTACACCCGAAATATTGATACGGACAATTTGATCAATCGCCACCCCGCCATACTTGCCTGTGGCACGCTCAACCTTGGTGCGCTTGATGGGTTCATCACCGTGCGCATGCACCCCCGTTAGGCCCGGTTTTAGCCATGTCACGTCCGTCGCATCCACCCATGCCAACGAAGCGTCCTGTGGGGCTCCCGAGGGGTCGTAGCCGGCCTCTACGGGCGCATACCTCAGCGCATATCCCCGATACAGGTACACCACCCCAGAAGCCCCCGGCAGCGTGTTCCCAGGCGATGTCTGTGTGGGAATGTAGTCCGCACCTGTCGTCACACCTGTGCTGTCTTGGCGCGTCAGGTACGCTTCAACAACATACGTAGCTGTAACGGTCGTTGTGTATCGCCCGTCAACAATCGTCGGTGCTCCATCCAATGAAAATAACAAATACGCATTTGCGTATGGCAGCAATGGTGAGCTCATTGGACGGATCCCACTAAGAACAACGATAAATTCATCGACCAAATTCCGCATCACGACATTGGCGGCATGACCCAACCTGGCCATTCACCAAATACGGCAAGTACACCGTATTTACAACCGTGTCACAGCCACACTGGGCGCATTTCACTGGCGTAACCGATTGCTGTATAATCGGCGCAAAGTAGTCCGAATTGTCACTAGGGTCATTCATGATCTAATTAGCGGAGTGGCCCCGCCAACATGACTGTTGGCAAATAGCACACTAGAGGCAAAATATTGCGCCAACAAGCCCCGAATCCGCAAAATCTCCCTTTCTGGGCTGTAACCGCTTCCCGTGGAACCGGTCACGCTCCACTCCAGTACATCCACCTTCGTCAATACCCGCCCATCAGACGTCGCATTTAGATTCTGAAATGCCGCCTGGGCCGCATCAAATTGATCTAACAGATCAATCACAGGCGATACAACACCCGGTGACTGCTGAGCGATATAATTCATGTCCTGGGCGATCTGGCGCAACTGGTATACGCCAACCGGTAAGCCGCCGGCAATCAATACCCGCACATCATCACCAACCGACCACCCTAATTCCGTGTTTAATGTCATCGGCGGTCGGTATAGCTTGCCTCATTTAGGATTCCGGTGATGTAAAATCGATTCATTACATCGCCCATAATGATGTTATTTGATATCATCACCCTGGTGGGCATCATTAGAGCCCAAAATCCATTCGCTGCTCGTCAATTCCTGGGGGAACTAACCCATCGAACCCCTGAGACAACTGATAATCCGCTGGGATCCAAGACTCCAGTCTTCGATTACCAGAAAATGGTCGTCTTAAAGGCTTGTAAATTAGCCGCATTGGCCCAAAAACCTGGCATTGGCATCCAAAATTCACCCGCACAACGTGAAATCACTCACCAAACCTGGTTGCAACAACTGTATTGACCGCTACGGATTCGCCGAATTCAGGAATTTGCTGCGGATTTTTCGCGTCGATCCTGGGGGCACGCAGCCCTGGCTTAACTGGGGCCCCTGGGGCGTCCGTTGTCAACCGGAGCCCCGTCCCTGTGCCCGCGTTCGCATAAGTACAAAATTGCGTTTTCAAAATTTTCAATGTTGTCAGCGAAATACCCCAGACCAGTATTACAGTTTGAACACAGCAACCCCCTGATATGTCCATCATTATGGCAATGATCAATCACTAAACGCTTGATTTTCTTGCAAATCAAACACTTGGCCTCTTGATCAGCCAGCATTTTCTCGTACTGCCCACTAGTGATGCCATGCGTCTTGCGCATGTAAGTCGACTTCTGCCGCTCACTCCGACAGGTATCAGAACAAAACTTTTTCCTGTACTCAGCAAAGAACCGCTTCCCACACTGAACGCAATCACAGGCCTTCAAAATTGGACCAAGAGCCTCCCTGTCTAGACGCATCCTCTCTGAGCGTGCCTTCTCTGAACGCAAAGCACCAGCACGACGACAACTTGCGCTGCAGTACTTTTCCCCGTTGTACTTAAACTCGAATACGGCGTCGCATTCAAAACATTTCTTCTGGTTACTCCTTAGACCGGTTCGTAATTCGCGCTCAATCCGCTTCTGTTCCCGAAGTCGATCTCGATCCCGCTTCTTTTGGGCGCGTTCACGACACAAGCCAGAACAGTAAACCTGAGTCGCCCAGTAAGGCGAAAACTCTTGGGAGCAGTGCGGACAGTTCTTCATCTGCCAATCCTAGCGCAAAAAGGCCGGTTTCGCCACACAGCTCGGAAATTTCGTGGCGCCTGCTATGGTCACGACTTCTAACCTTGCTGGTGGGGGTGGGTGCATAGTTGCCGCCGAAGTTGCGACCGTAGATCTTGTCTCAATATTTCAACTTGATGATCGTGAACGGTCCTGCGGCCAATTAATCACGATCATCATCCATCCACCGGAGTCCATCCATGTCCATCACCAGCAAGAGCACAAAAGCCGAGATCCTGCAGGCCTACCTGGCCATCAGGGAGCAACCCACTACCGCCCAGGACGTCTGGCAGTGGATCGCTGGCACCGCCCAGGCAGTCGCCAAGGAGACCGTTCTGCTCATTAAGGATTGTCACAAGGCTGGCCAGGTGACCCGCTCATGGTATGATCAGGCTATCGGGGAGTTGAGCCGCCCCGTGCTGAAGCCGAGATCGTGAGCGGTCCGAAGGCCAATTGATCACGATCAGGCTTTGCCCCCTAGTGCTCCCAGCCCGATCCGGGCCTCTGCTACAGTCAACCCGTTAGCAACCTCCCCCATGGCTATCCGTTCCCGCATCGCTGGCCCCACTAACCGTGAAGAGGCCACCCAGATCGTCGACTATCTTATCATTAACCTGCAGCGCAACCATGATGTGGTGCGCGACTCGGTAGCTGACTGGGACCAACAGGCATGCCACCTGTTCGCCCAGGCCCTGAAGAGCAGCTACTACTATGATCATGGCCACGTCTTGGGACAGGCCTTGCGCAACCTTGCGAACAATGCCATCATGCGTGAGCACCGCCTGGCATTCAAAAGCTCGATTTGATCGTGAGCGGTCCGAAGGCCAATTGATCACGATCAGCATTCCTTATCAGTCAGCCAGGGCCGCCTGGCCGTGCTATTGTCAAGAAAACAGAGGGACCTCCCATGATCTGGCTTTGCACCGTTGAGACTCCCCAGGGCCCTAGGGTCCAGTATGTCCAAGCCCCGACTGCCGAGGAGGCCTCCAGGCTGCTCCAGGTGGTTGGTATGACCCAGGTGGGCCTGCCCGTCCTGGCCGGCCACGCCTGGTGATCGTGAGCGGTCCTAGGGCCAGTTGATCACGATCTCGCGCTCGCGCCCTGACGGATCCCGCCCCGATCCGGGCCTAGGTCCGCACCAGCTTCTGGGGCTGAAACTCCCCGTAGTGGATACAGGCTGCAGCCTGCAGGATGATCTCAGATCTGAGAATCCACCAGATCGCTTGCGGCGCAGTGTCTCTGGCGGCATAATAGGTCCTGATCTCCCCCTCAAGGGAATCATCAGCATTCACGACAATGTGGTGCCAATCATGCACGGCGCGGAATCGTGCATTCTGCCAGAAGCTGAGATGCGGGTGATCATTGTTCGCCGTTGATACAATCAACTTGCCGGTGTGGATGTATCGGCGCATGGCATCAGCCAGCGTGATCTCACCGGGGATGTATTGAATGTGGGCAGGGCATTTCAGCCACTGAGAGCGGATCCATTCATTCAGCGTGTCCAACTCCAACTGAGTCGGTGTGACGGGCTTGGCGTCCCTATAAAGGCGTGCCAACGGTTCGGCGGTGACGGCGTAAGCCATGGGTTCTCCCCGTGTTGCCCATTGATCCTACAGGAAAGGCCACCCCGCAGGATGGCCCGTTGCAGAATGAAATGAT